AAGAGAAGAAAGGGAAGTATCTGAGACCCAAGATTTGTCGAACTTATCGGATACGGAATTGCTGCACCTAGCCAAGCGAGTCTTAGCAGCTAATAATAATAAAGAGACAAAGAGTATAAACGAAAGGAGTGATAATGAACGCAAATGAAATTTATGTAGCAAAAGCTAATGACCTATACGCCGCTTTAGGTCACGCCATGATTCAGAAAAAACAATTAGAAGAACAAATCGAAGACCTTGAACTTAAACTGAAAGGGCTTATAATCCACAATCCTTTGTTTCAAAAAGTAGAGCAAGAGACTTTAGCTTCACTATCTAAAGATTCAGAGGAAGGTGACAATGGAGAATTGTAGACTCAGACCGTTAGTAGAAGAGGACTATCCATTCTTATACAATAGTTGGCTTAAATCTTATAGGTTTAGTCCCTTTGCTGAACGAATTACAAACACTATTTATTTCGAAGATCACCATAAACTAATTGAACGTATAATTAAAAATTCTAAATGTTTAGTAGCCTGTAATCCCTCAGACCCCTCACAGCTTTACGGCTACGCAGTAGCTGGGGAAGATGATGGAATCCTAATAATTCACTTTTTATATGTTAAGCATACCTTCAGAAATATGGGGATAGGGAAAACTCTTTTAGACGCAGTGGGTCATGACAGTTCCAGTGCAGCGGTTTATACTCATCACACTCGAATGGCAGATAAACTTGCATCTAAGCATAATTTCGTTTATCATCCATATTTATTATTTGATCTTCCTAAATTGGAGGTAGCCGATGAGCAGAGCTAAAGACATAGATAAAGAAAAACTCAGACTTGACTATCTCTTCGAGCAGGGGGTTAATTTTGTCGATCGTGTGATTCAGATTAATGAAGAAATAAGCGATCATAGTTTTGCCTTTATAGATGCTGCCCTTAGTGAATTAGAACGTTCAAGTAAAAAGACTATAACTATAAGGATTAACTCTCCAGGGGGTTCAGTTTATGATGCTCTGGCTATGATTGGTAGACTCAATTCTTCGAGTTGCAGGATTGTAACCGAAGCCTACGGACACGTAATGAGTGCGGCTACCCTTCTGCTTGCTGCAGGACGTAAACGTCGAATGTCTAAATACTGTGTGTTTATGGCGCACCAAATGTCTTATTACATCGGTGGCTCTCATGCGGAAACAAAAGAGGAAGTAGATCAAGTCGAAAAACAGGAACGCCAATGGTGTGACTGGATGTCAGAATTAAGTAATAAGGATGCAGAATTTTGGTATAAACAGACTTACAAAAAAAACTTTTATTTAACACCTGATGAATGTTTAGACTTTGGAGTTATAGATGAAATCTTTTAAAGATAAAAATCACGAAGTCGCTTACAATATGATGGAGATTAGTGTAGAGTTAATTAATGAAGTTTTTAATAAGGTTGATCGGTTAGCTAAAAAAAACTCCCATCGGGAACGAAATGGATTAAAACTTATTGACTCAGGACATTTTAGATGGGATATAAGACAATTGAAGATTAATACAAAAGACAAGCTAGAGTCAATAATGGCTCTTTTGGAAGCATACGGAGATGAGACAAAACTCATTATCCAAAAGGAGGAAGAAGAATGAAGAAACTTTTATCAATTGCAGCTATTGGAATGCTCCTATTAGGAGGGGCTTTATCAATCAAAAAAGAAGAAAAGCTTAAAAGTGCTTTCGACGTAGAGATTGGAGCTGTCAATTATGCTAATGCTACTCCTGTTTTAAAAGAATTTAAGAGAGCTGAGATTAGTAAACGGTACAACAAAATTATTAATGTAGCGATTAACTCAGGCGGTGGCTCGGTTCACTTAGGATTAGAGTTTATAGAAGAAATGAAATCCCTCAAAGATAAAGGTTATAAGTTTAATTGTTATGTGCGTAACGCATATTCTATGGGTTTTATAATTTTACAATATTGTGACCATAGGGTAGGAAGCTCTAATTCGACCTATATGCACCATTTGGTACAGATAGGATGGGGTAGACCCAAAAGAACTGAGAGGAACAAAAAGCTTTTCAAATCTTTAGACTTTTTTGACAACTTAGTATTAGAGGAAATATCGAAAAGAATGGGTGTAGAACCTAAAAAGTTTTTTGAAATCTACAAAGATGATAAGTGGTGGGCAGCTAAGGATGCTTTAAAAGCAAACATCATAGATGAAATTAAATCATTTTCATTATTTAAAAGAGAAATAAAATATAAATTTGTACCATTTTGGAGGAGGTTCTAATGAAATATAATATTGATGCAATTCGATGTTACCAATCGGTAATGTTTGAAAAAAGACAGGAGACTTTTTTTGCTAGTAGGCAAATTAACGAAAAAGCTCCGCTACAATTGGAGATTATAGAGGATATTAACGCTGTGTCTATTAAAAGTGAAAGGGATCATATTCTTGTTCCCTTGACTAACATATCAGCAGTTTATCTTAAATCTCCTATAAAGAGAGAGCAGGAAGTAAAAAATAAAAAAGAAAGACATGGTAAAACTGTAATTGCTGAACCAAAAGTAAAAATAAGATAGGAGATAAGCATGAGTAACAAAAAAGCGAAAAGAGAAAGAAAAGAAGCGAAGAATGCTCAGAAAAATGAATCAGACAAAGAACGACTAGAACGTTTAGCTAAGAATACAGATTTTAAGTTAATGAAACCGTTTGGTCCTTCATTTGGTTTATTTCATGTCCCCTCTGAAGTAACAGAAGCTTTAATAAAAGCATCTGATGAAATTCTTGAAGATAGAAATAGAGTAGACTGGGGTGGGAACCTTGTAGGTCAAATAGCCGAGGAGCCTTGGATTTCTAATGAAAAATTAGAAGAATTAGGACTCTTAGGATACGTAGAGGGTATGTTATACAACTATGTTTGGAACGGTTTAAAAGCAGATGGTCATGAACTAGAAGCTTTAGAGTGTAAAGTAGATCACGCATGGATTGTTAGTCAGTATGAGAATGAATATAACCCTGTTCACTTTCACACTTATTGTGACCTATCGTCTGTAATATGGTTAAAAGTACCTCCTCTTGATCATAGGGCTAAAGAGGGAGATTTACCTGAATATAAATTTTCTAGAGATGGTATGATTGAATTTATTTATAAAACAGCATGTCCTACTGGTTTAGAAAAAGGTTCATTATCTTTTACTCCTGAACCAGGAAAGATGGCTATTTTTCCATCTAACTTATTGCATACGGTTTATCCTTTTCAAGGTCCAGGTGAACGAAGGTCTCTAGCCTTTAACTCTCATTGGCAAGCTAGGCTTAAGGGTGGAAAAGTATTTGATAAGTCTTTTAGGATGAAATCAGACCAAAAACATGAGGAGTACCAAAAAACACTAAAGTCAAAGAACGAGGAATCTGGATTTGCAAAACGTAAACAGGGAAGCCCTGATAGCGGAGCTTCAGAAAAGGAAAACAAAATCTGAGAAACCTCAATTTATATTTAAAGAATTTTGTTTTGAAAAGCAAGTTAATTTCTTTAGAGGAAAAGGTTCTAGGTTTAGAAATGCTGTATGTTCTCGTAGAGCAGGTAAGACTGTTGGCATAGCTGCAGACATGATTGATTCTGCTCAAAAGAATGATGAAGTTAACTTACTCTATATTACTATAACGCAGCAACAGGCTAGAGCTATTATCTGGTCAGATTTACTTAAAATAGTTGAAGAGTATGAATTAGAATGTAAAACAGACAATGTTAGGTTAACAATAACGTTTCCAAACAAGTCTAAAATTTACATTGCAGGAGCTAAAGACCGTACTGAAATTGAAAAATTTAGAGGTTGGAAACTAATGAAGTGTTACATAGATGAGTGTCAATCGTTTAGGTCCTATTTGAAGGAGCTTATAAACGATATCATCATTCCAGCACTAAGAGATAAACGGGGACAGTTGTATCTTACGGGAACTCCTGGTCCAGTTAAAGCTGGAATATTTTACGATTACTCTCAGTCTAAAAACTGGAAGGCACATCATTGGACAGCCTTTGATAACCCCTATATGAATGATCCTCCAAAGCTTAATTTAGAGGACATTTTAAGAGAAGAAAGGATAATACGTGGGATTGACGAATCAGACCCCTCCTATATTAGGGAAACATTTGGAAAATGGGTGGAAGATAAAGATGCGCTCGTTTTTAAATTTAGTAAAGTTAGGAATATTTATAATACCCTGCCTACTGTTGGGGATTGGAATTATATTATTGGAATTGATATTGGTTACAATGACTCGGACGCGATTGCGGTTATAGGTTATAATACGCATCACAAAAAGGTCTATTTAGTTGATGAGCATGTAAAGAATAAACAAAATATAAGTCAGTTGGTAGAGGTTATTAATGAGTATAAGGACTTGTATAATCCTATAAGGATGGTCATGGATGCAGGAGCTTTAGGTAAAAAGATTCAAGAAGAGTTGCGAATGCGACATGGTCTTAATATTGAAGCTGCTGACAAGACCCGAAAGGTGGAGTTTATAGAGCTTTTGAATGATGATCTTAGGACGGAGAAGTTTAAAGCTTTTAGTAACTCTATATTTGAGGAAGATTGTATGCTAGTGCAATGGGATAAGGATTCTAAGATTAGAAATCCCGAAAGACCAAAGATTTCAGACACTTATCACTCTGATATTTGTGATGCTGTTCTTTATGCTTGGCGTGAATGTAGGCATTATTTGTCTGAAAAACCTAAAGAGAGAGTTAAAGATGGGACAGATGCTTATATGAAAGAATTAGAAACTAAAGAAGCTGAAGAATGTGAAGAAAGAAAAAAAGATCCTTATGCGTATAACTTGCAAAAGTTATATGAAGAGGATATAAAAGAATTGGACAATATAATAGATGAACAATAGGAGACAGCTATGTTAGAAAATCTAGAAGATGTTAAGCTGTTCATAGAATGGTGTAAAGAACATAAAGTAAAATCGTTTAAAATTGAAGGCGTTCAATTTGAACTATCTGAGTTAGCATTTGTAGAAAATATTCAAGATTATGCAGAAAAACTACAAACCGTTGCTGATGAATCAAATTTTGAAGAAGAACAACAGAAAAAAGAAGATGATGAACTAATGTTCTGGTCATCTAATCCATAGGGGTAGAAATTGAACTTTGAAATAAATGGCAATCGGTGGTGGTTAGCCAGTAAAAACAATTTATACCAAGAACTCTTTGCTTATGTAAGTGCTCTAGATAATAGACAAACTTACAGAGAAGCAGATAATCTTAGATTTGCTAGACTATACGGAAATTATCAACAAATGGGTCTTGGAGCCTACTCATATAGTAGGATAGAAGCGTCTTATTCGGTAACCAATCGGGTTACTCTTAATGTTATTCAATCTCTTATTGATACAGTAGTATCAAAGATTACTAAAAATAAACCTAAAGCTACTTTTTTGACTTCAGGGGGTGATTTCAGTCTACAACGTAAAGCGAAAAAGCTAACAAAATTTGTGGAAGGTATTTATTCGTATTCAGAATTCTATGAAAAAGCTGCTATGGCATTCCAAGATGCTTGTATTTTTGGAACTGGTTGTATTAAGATTTTTATAGAAAATGGACAAATTAAGACAGAAAGAGTTATTATTAGCGAAATCAAAGTAGACGATATAGAGGCTTATTATGGCAAACCTCGTCAAATTCATCAAGAAAAATTTATAGAAAAGTCTGTGCTAAAAGCAATGTTTCCCGAACATGAAGCTCAGATTGATGTTGCATCTTATCCTGATTCTCAGAGTTATGGTCAATCGGCTACAGCTAAAGACATGATTAAAGTTATTGAGTCTTGGCATCTTCGGTCTGGACCAAATGCTAAAGACGGAAAACATACTATTTGTATTTCTACCGTTACACTATTTGAAGAAGATTATGAAAAAGATTATTTCCCTTTTGTATTTTTTAAATGGGGTGAAAGACCAGTTGGCTTTTTTGGTCAAGGTTTGTGTGAACAATTACAAGGTATTCAGTTAGAAATCAACAAAATACTCCGAACTATACAAGTTTCAATGCATTTGGTCAGTGTTCCAAAACTTTTAATTGAAGCAAGTTCAAAAATTGTCTCGGCACACTTAAATAACAGAATTGGTGGAGTTATAAAGTACGCTGGGACTCCTCCTGCTTATGCTCCTTTAGGGGGTATTCCTCCTGAGTTATTTTCTCACTTAGATCGGTTATATCAAAGAGCTTATGAAATTTCAGGAGTGTCTCAACTTTCGGCTCAGTCATTAAAGCCTTCTGGGTTAGACTCTGGTAAAGCTCTGAGAGAGTTTAATGACCTTGAAACTGAACGGTTTATGTCCGTAGCCAAGAGGTATGAAAAAGCTTTTATGGATGCTGCCGAAGTTATAATTGATATGGCTAAAGGGC